TTCAGTTTTTCTACTAATATCTCACTCTTCGTCTTGTTCATAATCTAAAAAATCCAGTCTTGTGTCAATCATTTTAATTAACCTTGCTTGTGTTAAGGTCTTATAACTCGGGAATAAAAGTAGTGATTTCTCTTCTAATTCAAAAAGAAAATAGACAAAAAACTTTAGTTCTTCTAAAATTTCGCCATCAGTCATATCGAATACTTCTTCTTCCTTATTCTCCATATAAAACACCGTTATAAACACATTTATAATCTATTATTGCGTGAGGTTGTGCAAAGAACAAAACCTTATCTCCATCTATCTTAAAGGTAACTTCTAAAAATCCTTGACACCAATCAGCAATCTTACCTGTTGGAAGATACTCTACTGCTTCCATAAGCCTTGTACAGCCTACTTCAAACCATGCGTTGATATTATGCCTATTACGAATATATCGCATACCTAATCTATGTGAATGACCTGTACATCCACTTCCCCAATACTCTATTATATTTTTCTCACTTGCGTTCTTTGTCAAAGATAAACCATGAGTAATATCAAAAATATCAAAATAATTAAATACATCCGTAGGGTCGTAAACCATATCGTTTTCAGCCAAGTGAAGCATCTCTTCAAACTTGGTACTTTCAAAGTGTTTATAAAGAATGGCTAACCTTGCTAATTGACCTTTAGATAATAAGAATGGTTTTGTAACTCGCTCATCGTGATTGCCAGTTCTAATAGTAATTTTTGCATCCGTTGAAAGTCTTAAAGGCTTAAGAATTTGTTCTTCGGTATATTTAAACTCTTCTACTTCGTTGTAGCCGTTTAAAATACCATCCATAAAAAGTTTATTAGTATGTTTAGAAACAAAAGGTAAGTCTACTATATCTCCGTTTATACAGACTTCATCAAATTTATTGTGTTGTAGAATATTATTAATAACTCGTAAACATTTAAGGTCAGCTAACCAACCGTGAGGGTCAGAGAATACAAATAACTTATAAGTTCTTTTGTCGGTTAATTTTTTTAACTGATATTGGTTGTATTCAGTTTCGGATAGTCTTGGTCTGTACATAGTTTTTTTGTCGAAATTACTAATTATTTTAGCAAATGCAATTATCTTTTATTCAAAGGCTTACGATTTATTGTTGTCATATAACCACCCAAAGCAATTAATGCCGATAGGAATAGCTTAATACAAGTATTTAAAGACCAAATAAAATTATCCCAGTCAATAGTTACCCAAGCATTCGCAATAGCTACAATCGCTCCAAATACTGTAGAAAGTGTGTTATTTAATTTTCGCATACAAGTTAAACTCCCTTAATCTTCTTCTCATTAATCCTTTACTTACTACACCACCTACTTTAATCCACATCAAGAAGCCTATTCTTATTTTTTCAATCGTTTGTCCACCGTTTATAAACTTAACTAAAGATGACTTTGCAAACGCTCCACAACCAATATTATAACATAAGCAGAATAAAGCATCAAATTCGTTCTGTTTAAGCGGTCTAATAACATATCTCTTAATACAAGCAGCGTAAGTATCGGAAGTGTCAAGGAATAGCTTATAAGCCTCCTCTTGCGTTATTTTGTCGCCTTTCTTTACAGGTTGTCCATTAGCGTATTTAGTCGAACCTATTCCAATAGTCCAAACCAAAGCCGAACACTGATAAGCATCTAACTTTAAGCCTTCAAACTCAACTAATAACTTTAAACCATCTTCGCTTATTTGTGCCATAAATAGTCTTTAATAAAAGTTATACCTGTTATAGTTAATATAAAAGCACCAATTCTTACTGCCCAATTAATCCCTGTGTTGTAATCCCTTACTTCTTGGACACTTTTTTCAGTATCTTCTAAAGTTTCTTCGATTAATTCTAATCGTTGAAGGATGCCGTTTCTATTTAGCTTTGAGCCTGTAATGGCTTGGCTAATCATTTCTACATTTATTGACAAAGCCTTAAGCTGGTCATTTATTTCTTTTAACTCATTCATTATTCTCCAGCTTCTTGTATGCTACTTGTTTGACTACCTGGTTGTCCTTGACCTGCTCCTGTATCTTCTTTAGTAGTTGACCAAGAACGGAAACCTGTTTCTAATTTATCAGTTTGGCTTTGGTGTGTGGTTATGTTTGTTTTGTTTGATACATAATCAAAAGATGCCTCGTGCATAAAATGTAACCCTTGCGCTAAAGCAATATTAAAGACTTGCCCAAAGTTTATATTTTTACCATAAACATTACCTGTAAATTTCTGCCAGGTAGCTTGATAAAAAGATAATACTGAACGAGTAATACACTCCTGCATTGGTCTGCCTAATATAAGTTCTGAAGCACTTTCCCAAGGTCTTAACCATCTATTAGAATTTTGGATTAAATTGTATTCTCCGCCAGTATCATAACCAATAAAGTCTTCTATAATTTGTGATTCTGATTTATTAGCTATACCACCGTGATATTGACCTTTATCTATTTTATAAGTATTTGAAAATGGCTTAACTAAAGTAGAATCATTAGGAATATTTGTAGCGTTATAAATAAAGCCTTTTGTATTTTTATATCCTTGTGGAATAATACTTACCTTAATATCGTCAAAATAGGTTTGATGAACATTAGCCGTATCAAAACTTCTTTGTGGTCTTAAAACTAAAGTACCATACTCATATAAAGTAGTACCATCACTTAAGCTATTTTGGTCAAATTTAGATAAGCATTTATATTTCATCCACCTATTTTTATCACTCATAAAGATAGGCATCCTAAATACTGCATTCCATAAAGAAGAAGTTGTAACGCTATAATAAGTACCTGTTGAATCTAAATATCTTGTGTTTGAAGTAGAAGGTGTACCATCTTTAGATTTAGCAAATGCTATATTAATACCATCTCCATCTGTGTGCGCATCATCAAAATAAACAGAACATTCAACTTTAATAGCAAAGAAATTATAAAAACCAAAAGGAGAAATATTATTTGTAAGCCTAAAAGTATTAGATAAATAAATATCCGTATTTAAACCACCTGTAATATCTTCATTTTCTATTACTGATAAAATTCTATTATCAAATGGTCTATCTTCGCCTGTTGCATTTGCAAAATCAAAAGGACTTTCAAGCTGCCAGTCAGTTGGAACTGTAGTTGTTGTTGCGTAATCCTTAAAGAAACCATAGTTATTAATTAAATTTCTTTCGTAGTAAGGATAGTTAAATTGAACATTTGTCAATCTTTTATTTAATGTTACTACTTGGTTAACATCAGACCATTTAACATTACCTGAATTACCAATAGAAGAATAAAAGTTAAAAGTATATTCACTTATGTAAGTTCCGTCAATATCGTATTTTAAACCATTTTGAAACTTTTGTTTAATAGATACATTATCTAAAAACATATATCCAATTTCATCAGGATTATCATTTAAAAATATTATATTATAACTACCAGCAGTAGCAGTGTAAGTAAATTCATAATAAGTCCACTCGTTTGTAGTTGTAACAGAAAATACTTGTATTGCATTAATAAGAACTCTTGCTACTGCATTAGGAACAAATGGTGCAGTATTATTTTTTGCCCAAAAACTTACAGTATATTGAGCAGCTAAAAAAGATAAAGTTTGACTTACTTGAGAAGCATTATCTCCAAATATTTTAGGACACTGGCTTCCATTTAAACCTGCTGTTGCATTATTTGTAACAGTTCCACTTGTACTCCAATATTCATAAATAGGCGGTAAAGCACCATCTATACTAAATGTACCATCAGTAATTAAATCATTTACCGCTAAATCGTTAATAGCAACCACATACCAAGTCGCATCTTTATTAGATTGATAAACTACACAACCTAAAGATTCCATTAATGTACCTAAAAGAAAATAACAATCCTTTGGCTCAAATGTTGCCCAATCAACTGAAGAGTATTCCGATAGCTTTAAGTTTGCAAGATTAACAAGTGTACTATCTATTTTAAATTGACTATAAAAAGCCACATCTAATTCACTTCCAGTCTTTTTTAATAACCTACAAACAAAATCGTTAACATCTATACAAGTATCAACATTTGTGTCATTATATAAAGCGTAGTAATCTTCTCTTGTATATTTAATATCTTTTAAAACAGCAAGATTATCAGTAGCCGTTAGCTGAAGATAGTATTGTTCTTGCCATTCGTATTGAATAACATCAGGCAAAAGAAAGCCTACCCATTTTAAATCTTCAGTTACTCCGTTAGTTTCGTAAAGGCTAATTTTCCAAGTATATTCATCACTATCAAAAAAGAAATCAGAAGGCTGAACGGTAGAATTATAAGGAATAAAACATTTAATATCCGCATAAGAAGCTCTAATAGGAGCAAAGATATTATCTTTATTGGCTCTATAATTTAAAATAAAAGGCGAATCTTGTGCAGCTATTAAATTAATTACATCAGGAGTCCTTACAGTAGCTTCTTGTTTTTCAAACTTAACTAAATAATATAAATCAGTACCTACTTGGTCTAATCCTTTAAAGTCTAAATTATATAAATGATTGTAAAACATTATACCACCCTCGAATTTTTTATTGCTTCGTTATTTAATAATAATCTCATTTTGTCGCCCATAATGTCTATTTGATAGCCACCCTGACCAAATGAATTAGAAGGCATAGCTATCATAGCGCTTTTTGGTTTACTTGATATTGCAAATGGATTGAATCCTAATCCACCCATATTTTTAGCAATTTCTCCTATTTTTTGTAAAGCATTCGCACCACCACCAGCACTTGCACCACCTGTTAAAAAAAACAATATTGTTGCTGCTACAATAGCTGCTGCAATTTTTATCATCAATCTTTTTAATCCGTCTAATATACCTTGAAACGCATTCTGTCCGCCATCAATCATTGTGGTAAACATTTGCTCAAATCCACTTGTTAAAGTACCCATCAATAAAGTTGAGTACCCTAATATAGTATTTTGTTGCTCTAATAAAGCGTTTAATTGTGCTTGTTTTGCTAAATCTTCATCTCTTATTTTAAAATTAGGTTCTTTTAAGCCTCCTAAATTTACTGGTGTATTTGGAATTTGACCTATACCTATTGTAGGTGCTACATAAGTCATAGGTTTTTCAATTTTTCTACCTGACTTTTTAGCATCTGCTGCAATTTGTGCATTTTTAGCAGCTAAATCTTTTTGCAGACCTGCCATTTGAGTATTAGCAGCATTACGAATATCTTTATAAGCATTAAAATAAGAAAAAGCAACATCGCTATTGTGTTCATCTGTTTCATTCAACATCGCTTGTTGATAAAACTCTAAATTCGTTTGAATATATTTTAATTGATTATTTAATTTATCAATATTATTAATACTACCTATCTTGGATAATTCTGCATTATAATTAGCAATAACGGCTCTTTGCTCGGTCATATTAAGACCTTCCATTGCAAATTGTCCTTTCTTAAGGTCTAAATTTATAATCTCATTAAAATAACTTAATGCTTTTTGTAATAAACCAACAAATCCAAATAATACACCTCCGTTTATTTGTCCGATTGTAGTTTGTAATTGTGTAAACGAATCTTGTACATTGGAAATTCTACCTCCTAAAGTACCAGATATTTTTTCCATTGAACCCGAAACACCTTCAGCAGCGCCCAAAGATAAAACATAACCTCGAATAGCTTCAGAAGTATTATCTACTTGTGTTTTAATTCCTTTAAATGTAAATGTAACTTGGTCTCCAGCAACTGCTGCTCTTACTCCAAATTCCTTTAAACGCTCAAATTCGCCTGTCTGCGCATCTAAAATTGCTTCAGCTAATTGGTCAAAGGATTTGCCAGTAGAACTCGCTAAATCGCCTAATAACCTCATTTGTGTAATATTAGGAGTAAAGCCTTGATTTGCTAACTTAACAAACGCTCCTGTTAATTCATTTATTTGAAATGGAGTAGTAGCAGCAAATTCTTGTATTTGTGATAATGCTAATTGAGCAGCAGAACTGCTACCCAAAGTATTTGATAAAACCGCTTCGAATTTTTGAAACTCTGATGTTGCAGCTATAACACCTCTACCGAAATTAACGATAGAACCAACTGCAAAAGCACCAGCAACAATACCACCAACTTTAGAAGCAGTAGAACCTATTGCATCAAAGTCTTTTTCAGTATTTTTAGCAGCGTTGTTAGTATTGGTATTAAATTTAGATATTTCTTTAGATGCGCTATCTAAACCTTGTTTAAGACCTTGTATTTGTGCTGATAACTCAACTATTAATTTCTCGTTTGCCATCTTTTAACTTCTTTAAGATTTCTTGTTTTTCTTCATTTGATGTTAACTTTTTTGGCACTCTATTCATTATAGCAAACTTATCTGTCCATAGTGGCATTATTTCTTTTGGCTTTTTCATTTGGCTCTTTTTAGATACATTAACATTGTTAATATAGCATAAAGTTGACCTTGTGTGTTCCCACTGATTTGCCTCTTTTTTAAAGAAATTAAATAGTAACCTTTGATAATTTGCCCAAGTCATATCCTCGAACTCATCAGGCATTAAACCAACCTCGCCAATAGCGAAGTCGATTATATCATCCCAAGTTACTTTTTTTTTATACCTTCTTCGCCACTTGACATTGCCTTAAATCCGTTTTGGATGTATTGGCTACTTTCTAAAGACTTTGTCCAAGCATCAATAACTATTTGAATATTTGATAAATCCATATCATCAATCCAATTAGTAACATCATCTAAAGTAACATCAAATGTTCTTTTACTTATTTTATAATAATTCTTTAACCCACAGTAGGTAACATCTCTAACGAAATCAATCATTTGATAGTCAATATCTAACTGTTTAGTTTCTCCAGCATCAGTTGCCGTAAGAACATTATAACTCATTAAAGCGTAGTTACCGAACTTCAAAGTTCTAACCTCGCCACCCATTGTAATTTCAATAAGTCCGTTCATAGTTTAGTTTGTTTTAATTATGCAAATGTTAATGCGCCTGTTCCTGTTATTTCAATAGTATAAGTAGCAACATCTTCCATTGGACCAGATACTTCAAAAGAAGAAATGTAACCACTTTGAGTAAATGTACTAATAGTATTTGTAAACTTAACAGATAATAATGTTCTATTGTTATAAGCATTAAAAATCTCTGTTAAATCGTATTTAGAAGGCGATGAAGCATCTGTAAAATCAGCTAATCCTTCTCCTGAATAAGTTACATCTCTTAAGCCTGGCATTACTGATTTCCATCCACCACTTTCTTTAGAAGTAGTATCAAATAAATCTGCATTTGCAGACATTGTACAATTAGTTAATTGCACCAAAGTTTGTTCTGAACCCGCAGTACCTAATTTAAGTAATTGAGCCGTTCCGTTGTAAATTGCCATATTATTATTTTTTAATTGTTAATTAATCTGTTATTTCAAATGTTCCTGTAAATGATACGGTATAAGTTACCACATCTTCCATAGGAGCATTAATTTCAATACTTGCAACATAAGCCAATCCAATATAATAACCTAAAGGTATTACAGAATTTACTATCCCAATATTGATAGGTGTTTTAGCATCGTAAGCAGCAAACAAAGTTGTTATACCTAAATCAGCTACACCTTCATCAAAGTTTACTAAAGCATCAGCCGTAAAAGAAAAATCTCTTAAGCCTGGTAAAGATACTGAATAACCGCCATCTTGCTTACAAGTAGCGTCTATCATAGCATCGTTCATTGTTATAGTTACATTGGTTTGACACATTAACGGAAAATTCGTATCTGCATCGTAAATTAATATATCCGAACCGTTTAATACGCTCATATTCCTTGTTGTATTTTAAATGTAAATCTTATCAATCTTCTTACTAAAACTCCTGTATCTACCAGTTGTTCAAGTGTATTTGTACTTTCCATTAGTGTTCTGATTACATACCAATCAGGTAATAAATCTAAATAACCCTCTTGCCTTGTTCTAACCAACTCTATTACTTCGTTTGATATTCTATCCGATAGTAATTTACCACCAAAACTATTATCAAACCTTGTTCCCACCTCAATTAAAACACTAACTTCTTGACCGTAACTTTGTTTACTACCTTCTAATAATTCCGTTGAATTAAAAGTAGAAAGCAAAATATATGGTTCAGTTGCTGCTGCTAAAACACTTGCCGAATCAAATACAGGTACTTCTTGTAGGTCTATAACGATTGCACCGCTTAACCTTTCGTAAAGTTTCCTTCTTATAAGTTCTCCGACATCTTTCATTCCACAAATTTACGATTTATTTACTAATATTTTTAGCTATTTTTTTCATCTCGCTCAAAAATACTTTCCTATATTTTATAAATGCTGGTATTAAATATGGTTGTGGTTGCATAGTCCCTTCTCCATTAACATAATATTGATAAGCAAACTTCTCAAATCCTACTGGAATAACCTTATTTTTACCTGTACCAAACTCCACATAAGGAGCATAAGGAGCAGCGTTACCACCAAAAGCAACTATACCAGTTAATTGATTGTCTTGGAAACTTGTATTTCCTGAACCTCTTAAATGACCATCTCGAATAGGTACTTCATTTAAAGCCTCTGCAAATATTTGGTCTGTATTTCTTACCACCGAAGATTTAACTTGTAATTCAGCTTGTTTAGAAAGTCTTTGAAACCTTGCAGTAACTGTTTTTATGTTTCTTACCTTCATTATACTATAATAAAGTTGTTATCTTCAGTCATTAAGAACTCGTAAAACTCGGTAATTAAGAATATAGTAGGGTCTATTAACCTTCCTAAAGTAGTCATTATAACTATTTCTTTTTTTCTTTCATCAGTTACCTGGAATGCTTTAATAATATACTCGCCACTATTATAAACAATCTTATTAACTTGTGATAAATTAGGATAGTCATCATAACGAATAGTAAACTCGTAGATATTGTCTAAAGATATTTTACCATCTTCTAAATTTCTAAAGCCTTGTTTCGCTCTAATCTTTGCCCAAACTACCTTTTGGTCTACAAATGTACCAAAATAACCACCTGTACCATCAGAACCAGTCTGTAAAGTTTGAATTGCGATTTGATTTCTTAAAACTCCTGCCTTCATTAGATACCAAATAAAGTGTTTCTACAATATGGTTGTGCTTGTCTTTTAGCATCCGAACTTAATTCATATGCTTGGTCATAAATAGAGTAATTTTCCCTGTTTTCGTAATCAGTAGACACTTGTTTTAAAATGGCTAATTTTAAGCCTTTAGGAGCGACTGCAAACCCTGCTTCGTACTCTATTGTCAAACCAACGGTAGAATAAGCCTCAAGCATCTTATATTGCAATCCACGAGCAGTATACTCCACCTCTACATCATCATCATTTACAACCGAGTTAATTAAGGTAACTGGACCATAAGGAATCTCTTGTGGGATATGAAAATAAAACCAATACGCTCTAAGAGTTTTTTCTCCTAAAGATAGTCCTGTAAACTTCTCTATTCGTTCCCTTGCTGAAGTTATAAGTTCTTCTATTAGGTCATTCTCCGATTCCGAAGAAATACGCATATAGTCTTTTGCCTCTTGTAAGGTAACAGGCTCTACTGAAAGGTCTGTAATAATTTCAATTTGAAATTCCGAGTTAATCATTTTCTTTTATAGGTTCTTGAATGTCTAAAACTTTTTTAAGTTCTAATAAAGCATCAGCTACTAATTTTGCATCACTTAAATTAAATACTCCTTTTTGTGTAGCAATATCAAGTCCTTGACCTAATATTCCAAATATTTGTTCGTTTGTCATTTTGTAAAGTTAGTATTTTTACAAAGAATCCCAAGCAAATTGTGCAAGATTTCTAAAGTAAGTATCAACACCTAAAACTTCATCAGCAGTAGGGTCATTTACTTCTAAAACACATCTCCAATAACTTGAAGCAATTACTACTTCATCTTTAACAATATCCGTAGTTTTACGAACTCCAATTGTTCCGTTTTCGTTTACATTAAATTCACTAATGTATGTTATTTCTTCTATCATTTTTTTATTTATTTAATTATACAAAGTATGTTACTGTTCCCGAAATAATTGTACCATTAGTAAAAACATTTGATTGGTCTGCCCAAACTCCTAAAATAGTACTTGTTGCAAATATTAATTGTGTTGTGCTTGTTAAAACCGCAGGATTTATAGACGCATAAGCTACAACAGGCGCTTCAACATAAGCAACCCCACCAGAACCCCTATTTGTAGCATTTACAGTAAAAGGTACACCTGTAATAACACTTGAACTTCCTGTACCAAGAATATTAACACCTATTAAAAAATTAATAGTTACTTGCCTTCCAATTTTAGTGTATGTTCCTCCTTGTGCAGTATAGGTTGTAGTCCCACCTAAAGATGGTGTCCAAGTTCCTTCTTCGTAGTCATCTAAATTATTAGCTGAAGCACTTGCTACTTGTGTAGCTGGGAATTCAATACCACTTGCTGGTGCAGTTGCTGAATTTAAAGATAAACCTTGTTGTAATTGAACATTACCAGCACTGGTAATACGCATTCTTTCAGTATTGTTAGTTCTAAAAGTAAAATCGTGATTTGTAAAAGTACCAATTCCTGCACCAAAATATGAAAATATTTGTACTTCACTTGTACCATCTGTAATAGTTAATCCGTTTTTAACTGCCATTTGCCATCCAGCAGCA